AAATGTTCATCTCCCCTTTATTATCACGAATTAGATTCTTCAATTCGTTGCTCATCTTACCAAAGACTTCCAGAGAGAAAATATCATTGATGAACTTGCGCTTCTCTTCGGGCTTCTTCGCCATGAATGGGATGTTATCCGAAAGAGATAGGATATCACAACTACGGCAAATCACAGGATTGGAACCAATCAAATCACAGATGAATTTATCCGTATTGGCAATGGAGTCCTTGGTGATGTCTTCTTCGCCTCTCAGGAGCGTCACAGAGCTTGGTTTGAGTTGTCGCTTGATCGTGTAAGTCTGCGTGTCTGTATCGGTTTCTACATCAAACGTAAGCTCAATAGCACCCTTTCCTTTGGTGATGTTGTTGATGATGAATTCTTTTTTGATATCACGAATGGTTTTACCAAACAATGCGTAGTAGAACAATTCAGCGATGCAGGATTTTCCAATACCATTCACACGATCAGGATTATCCAGATTCTTTCCAGTAATCAGGTTAAAACCAGATTGGAAATCAATCACAATCTGGTCGTTTCCAATACTGAGGAAATTTTGACCTTTTAAATTTTTATATAGGATTCTTCTCATTTACACTTTTCGTATAACTCATCATTTATTTTCTTCACTCTCATCAATTGCTCATCATCCAGCTTGAGTTGTTCATAAAATTCGTCAAACATACCAACAATATCAATGGAATCCACTTGTTCAACATCTCCGATTGTCTTCGTTGCCACGTTGTATTCCGTGGTGAGACGGAAAGGAACAAAGTTGGACAGGTAAATCTTGAACTTCTCAACCTTATCATCTTCCACATCTTTGTCAATGATCAGCTTGATGATGTTTCCTTCCACATCCTCCTTGGAATAATCCTTGATCTTGGACAGGGGAATCTTGATAAATTCAGGAGACACTGTATTCTTCACAAATTCTACGGAATCGTCTTCCAGATTTAGAATGTGATAACCCTTGTCATCTCCGCTATCATTGAAATCGTGGTGGAATGTGTTGCCAATGTATCGGATTGTCCCCTCATTGTATTTCTTGATGCTCTTGGTATGGAAATGACCAGACCAAACATTGGTTGTTTTGGATGCTAGAAAATCCATGACTTGGAATCCATGATCACAAACCTTGTAATTGTTCATTTGGAATGTTTGAATTTCAAAATGACCAAAGATGTGGTCGAATTTACCTTCGGGTAATTCATGATTCCATGGAACGAATAGCAATTTCTTACCAAACGCATCCAATTCCAAATTCTGATCAATGATGGTTATATTATCGTGTCCCTTGAGGAATCCCAAGCTATGCACATCAGAACGATTCTTGTAGAACGCATCGTGGTTGCCAATGATCATGAACATATTGAAGTTCTTGAACTTCGCAATCAATTCTGATGCAACGTGGATTGTCTGAACTGAAATCTCCGAACGGTTGTGGAAGAAATCACCAAGGAAAAAGATATCGCTAATTTTCTTCTTTTTCAGATCAGCGACGATCCAATCTGCCCATTTCAAGGCGATTTCATGCCACTCCGTTGAATTTCCGTATAGACCCAAGTGTAGGTCTGAGAATAATGCTATTTTAGGTTTCTTAATCATATCTATTTTCAAACGAGTCCAACATTTGTTTCCCACAATTTTTCCATAAATCATCCAAAAAGATAATGGTTAATTTGTTCAGAACTTCTTTTTTCATATAATCCACATATTCTTTAGTATTTGACACATCAAATTTTCTCGGCAATCGAAATTCAAAATCGTGTTCCTTGCCGTTCATCGTGAAAATGCATCGGCATCGATCTTCCCACGCCATATAATCACTGGTGAAATACCACTTGGCGTTGAAAACGTTATCCTCAACTTTACCCATTGCAACGATCTTATTCATTGCTTCCTGTTCCAACTCCTTGAGAACCTTTACGGATTCATCGGTTGGGGCGCGGTGTTCCTTCACCTCAAGGGTACTTGGGTGATTTATTGTATTATATACTCTAGTCGTGTTAAACATAATTTATTTCTTTACTAACATTAGTCCAAAATTTGCTATTGAATATGATAACCAAACGAGACTCCATGCATATTGGTGTTTCATCAGGAATGAAACTGCTACTGAAAAGTAGAGAAACGCAGAAATAAAAATCACCCAGCTTTCATAATTATTCGTCATCATATTCGTCTCCCTCCAGATTCGGTTTCACATACACATGTCCCATGGAATCCGGTCCACTCATACTTTCCATATACACCATCTCCTTGTAATCCTCCAGACCCTTGTGTTGTCCATTCTCCTTCTTGATGCGGTTGCAGAAAGCGTTCCAAGCAATGCGGTTGAAATATGAGAATGGGTTGAAGTCCGATTCAATGTTATACAATTTCTTCTCCAAAGCTGCATACATTTTCAATACAGCGTCCCCGATCATTTCAGATTTCCAGCTTTGAGAATATCTAATAAAGTTAATCTTGTATGACAAACCCTCTGCAATGTTCATCAGATGAACCCCCAATTCGTTCAGATTCGCTCCCGTCTCATAGTATTCAACCAATTGCTGTTTGAACAGCTTTGAATTGACATAATGGGGTTTCTTAGCATTTTTTTCGTTGTTAGTCATAGTGATATTTCTTTATTTTTATATAATATTTGCTCTTGGTTATATATATTCTGCCTATGTAACGCATGGGAATGGGAATACTTCAAATTATCCGATACATCAATGATGCGTAGCTTGGATTTGTTATCATGCAACCGGAGTCCCCGACCAATGGATTGCACGACCCGAATGAATGATTTACCAAGTCCCGCAAATATGATATTTGGGAGATTCTTAATATTGATACCAGTTGAGAAGATGGATGCCATGGCAATACAAATGATATTATCATTCTTTTCCATCATGTCAATTATTTTCTTGCGTTCTTCGACTTCCATTTCCCCCTTAACAAAGAACACTCTCTTATCAGATCGGGAAGACATAAGAGATAATAACATATCTCCGTGATCAAGATGATTAACCATGACGAGAACATTACCGCTAATTGTTTCAGATAATTTAGCAATAATTCGATTTCTTTTCTCATGTTTATATAGATATTCCAGTTCATCCTTATATTTAAATTTTATCGTTTTGGGATGATTGAGTTGCAGGGCTGTGATTTCCACATCGGAAATGTAACCTTCATCCCTAAGTTCCTTGGACTTCTTCTCATATATAACGGAGCCAAATGTCCCGATTGTTTTCCACTGATCAATGGGTTTATCAGAAAGCGTTCCCGTGAATCCGAATTTGTTGGGTGTATGGATTTTATTTATGATCTTGGAAATGTTTGCGTCTGAATTTATGCGATGGCACTCATCGGTTATGAGCAGATTCACGCTCAAAATCCACGGATTGTTGGTAAATTGAGAAAGAAGGTTCTCAGAATTGCATATCACAACTTGTGTATCTCTGGGTTCCGTTCCACCAGTCCATCCTGAATACGTGAATGTTACACCATAATCCCCAAAATCCCCCTGCAATTGATCCACAAGAGACAAACCGGGGACTACTATGAGACATTTGAATGTTCCACATGGAACATTTCTCATATAATTTTCTACAAGTAGAGCTTGTGCTAACGATTTTCCTGCGGATGTGGCAAGTAGGAATGTCCCGAATCCTTTTTTCAGACCAGCAATCACCGAATCTTTCTGGTAATAACGCGCATCATATTTCAGTTCATCCCAAAATTCCTCAATTTCCACACCACATTTCAATCTCTTTTTGAAAGCATCTGTTAAAGATATGTCGGTGATCTGGTTATCGCGGAGATATTTAAGAATCTCCCCATGAAAGCCAAAATCAAACAAACCAGTGGGGGTGATCGCATATTTACGATCTTTAGTAAAACGAATACCTTTTCTTTTAGCAAAAAATGCTCCCTCGTTTTTTACAGAAAAATGACTACGAATCATCCCAAGAGTATCAGAATCGCAAATGATCTGCCCCTGTCGTTTGGATGGTTTGTAATCAAGGGTTATCATTTAAGATTCTTCAAGAGTTTTTATTGCGATTATATTTTTAATATCTTGAGAAATGAACGTGATCAGACTGACCACACGATCCAGATATTCAACCATATACTCAATTTCCTTGATCTTCTGGTTGATGTTCTCCAGCGATGGGGTCTTGTCCAGATCGTCCATCACTTGCTTATTGAGAGCCACAGGAGACTCTTCCATCAGCTTCTTCTGTAAGGTGTGCTTGGTGGATGCCTTGATCTTGTAGAGCTTGTCCTTCTCAATCTTCGCATCAATCAGACGGCATACCCAAAAATGTTTCTCTGCGGGAACTCTACGGGTCACTTCCTCAAGCGTGAAGTCATCGATGCGAACGAACTCTTCAAATTGTGCTTGGTATTTTTTGATTAACTCAACCGACATATGTTAAATAATAACATGAACCATCCATTTGTCAATGACAAGATTGAAATTGCCAACATTTATCAACAGATGTTGAACGAGGACATGACAAGCGGAGGTGCGTTCGGGGGTGATATTGCGGGTCATGCGGGGATTGAGAACACGGATTGGTTTGCTCCGGGAGATGCCAGAAATCCTTATTCATTGGGAATCACTACGAGAAATGGTGCTTTGAAAAAGAAAAAAGGTAAGAAACGTTCGAAGAAAAAAGCCAGAGTTCAAAAATAATCAGGATTCTTCAATTCTTTTTCTAGCAATTTCACAATATTCTGGATTTAAATCAAATCCAATATAATTCATACCAAGTCTTTTCGCCACTATACCCGTTGTTCCCGATCCCATAAAGAAATCAAGGACAACTCCCTCTTCTGGACATCCGCTTTTCAACATACGCTCCACCAATTCTTCGGGAAATGTTGCAGTATGAACCGATTTATTGGGTTTGGTATTGATTTTCCACACTGCTCTCATGGATCGTCCTCCTCTTTTCTTCATGGATTCTAAAATCCTTCGTTTGGTGTCACTTGGATTTTGAGCATTTGATGATTCATAATCTTTGGTTGCTTCTCCCGTGTAAATCTCATCGGGATTGGAAGCGTTTGCAAATGGTTCAATTTGTTGATTGAAGAAATATTTTTTATTTTTCGTAAACATAAAGATCGTTTCAAAATCAACAGTGAAACGATCTGTGCAGCTTTGAGGGATTGCGTTTCCTTTGTGCCAAACGATATTATTTCTCAATAACCACCCTCTGTTCTGCATCTCAATGGCAAAACGAAATGGTATCAAAGCCAATTGTTTTTGTTTTCTCCATCCTCCCAATTTTTCCTTTGGTTTTTCAGTAAATTGAAATGATTCCTTTTTAGCGTTTTCTCTCCCTTTCCACACCCCTTTACCACTTCCCAAATAAGTATCCCCTAGATTTACGAACACAACACCATCATCTCTCAGAACGCGCCATACTTCATCATAATAATCACATAATTGATCCACAAATTCTTCTGGTGTTGCAGCACATCCAAATTCTCCCTCAATTCCATAATTTCTCATGTTTAGGTAGGGGGGAGACGAGATGGAACAATTGATAGATTTTGACGGGAGTTGCTTCAATCCTTCCAAAGAATCAACATTTTCGATATAATTTACGTTCATGAATGACATTATCACACCAAAAATGGAAGTCAATTGGGTAAATTATATGATAAAATTGTACATCTATACCCACCCTCCTCCCTATACTTTAAATGGTCATATTCATTTGTCAATAGTGTAATATCAATTATATTTCAGTTCTTAAAATATTGTACACCATGCCCACCCTCCTCCCTATACTTTAACATGACTATTTTAAATGTCAATAGCGTAATAATTAATTATCTTATTATTAGTTTTTGATTAGATATTAACTATGATTAAAGATAACTAAAGAAAGAAAACAAAGAAAAAAAATTAATTCTAAATAAATATAATCAATCAGCTTACTAAAGCGTACCAAAGCTTATCATTAGATATTGATTTAGATTAATTATAATTAAATATAAATGGAAAAAAATTCAGAAATCCCCCAAACCACATGGAAAAATTTCCCAACCGATACGGAAGGTGTTGTGGGATTCGTGTATCTCATCCGCAACAATCATCCAGATGTGATCCAAAACAGCAACAGCAGACGTTATTACATCGGGAAAAAGCAATTACTAAAGCGTGTGAAGCGCAAGCCCTTGAAAGGTAAGACACGCAATCGCATTTCATTTGTGGACAACGATGTGGAGAAGTATTGGGGATCGTCCAAGGAATTGCTATCAGATATTGAAAAATATGGAATTGAGCATTTTTCAAGGGAAGTGATAGAGGTGTGCCACTCAAAATTCCATATGACATACAGTGAGCTTCTTTGGCAGATCAAATGCAATGCTTTACTAGACAAGAGATTTTACAATGGCATTCTAAATTGTCGCATTGGCGTAATTCCAAAAGGATTTGTTGACATTGAACGTGATCCTGCTATTTTGAAGCTGTGACAAGAATTCCATTTCAAACTAGAAAGATCATCGACATTGATGAGATATTTCGGGATACGAATACCAATTTCGCAATCCTTTTGGAATCCCTTGGATTGACCACCACCTTTGATTTCTCCAAGCGCAATAACAAAAAATTATACACCCACGAGTTCATCAAGACCGTGACACAATTCCTGAAATTCAATACACACACGGATTTCATTTTCTTTTCCAATGCTCTTACCAAGGACAAGTTCCGCAATCAGCTTTTGGCTAAAATCCGGCGAATCTTCAAGATCAGGATATGGGATGCCAATTATGATTTGGAGCATTTGGAATATCTGATTGATATTCGGGACTGTTCCACCATCTCTGGATTGGAGATGGCATTTTTAAACCGCAAAGCACCATCATTCCGCAAGATTTACAAATATCTGGAAAAAGAAGGTCTGACATTCCTAAATGAGCAATACTTTCAGGATGTGGTGAACAAAATGATAATTTTCACTAAATAATGTCATGAGCAAATTTCTTGAGATTTTAGAACAACACGATCCTGCGAACCAATCCAAGATGGATGCCGCATTTCAAGCGAAATTCTTCCTATATGAACAGGAAGTCCCTTTCAGTTCCAAGGGTTCCCAAATCATCCTTCATGCGGAACAAGGCGATATCATTTTGGAAGCTGTTGGTATGCAAGCTAGAGAAGTGGCGGATGCTGAAGAGGACGAATCCATCAACGCATCAACGGGGACTTATGAAGTGGATCAGGAAGTTGAAAAGCTGGGTTCCAAAGCTGCAAGTGGATTAAAAGGTGTTGCTGGTAAATTGTTTGGAACCAGCGCACAAAAAGCCAAAGCTGCAACCAAAGAGCGTGGTAGGGTTGCAGGACAAGCGGTGGATGCCTATCGCAAGGGAACAGATCGCATCAAAAAGGGATTGCAAGCAGTGAAAACATCGGCAATCAATCGCACATATTAATATGAAATCAAAAACCTTACAATTAATCGAAAGATATCAATCCATTCTGGAACAGGATGAGCAAAATCCTGAAGCGGGTATGGAACAAGCACCACCCCAAGAAGGTCAAGCTCCTGCACCTGAGATGCCTCCTGAAGAGCCTCAAGAGTCAATCCCTTTGAGTTCTCCCGCTGAAATCAGATACATGGAGGATGTGGTTCTGGCTGCTCTCATGGAACCCCCCAGTGGCACTGATCGGATTGCTCTGGAAAACATCTTAGATTTGCTACGCAGACCCGATAATATCAAGAGAATCCAAGCATCGGGACAAACCGCCAAAGATTTATATCAATCAAAAGTCCTCCCAATCATCCGTCCTGCACAACAAGGACAGGACATTCGGGATAATTTAGATCAGATGAGCTAAATACTATTATTATGAAATTCAAAGGAGAAGAAAATGCCGTGCTTTGGGAGTCCTACACCGGAAGAGGATTCCGTCAGGAAGATGCAGAAGAAGACTTCATGAGCGATGATCTTGAAGACGATTTTTCTGATGATGGTATTGACGATTTTGACGATGACATGGATTTTGGCGATGATCTTGACGATGATTTTGGAGGGGGAAAAGCACAAGGAATGGTCATGGAAATTGATCCAATTGCTCCCGTGGAAGCCCATGAGGTGAATGAGGTTTTGGTATCGGAACTCAAGAAGCTCTCGGAATATGGCAAGCGTCTCTATGACATGAAGGATTCAGCAGAATTTGAAGATTGGATGGTTTCTGCCATCACCATTGCTTCAACATATGTTTCCGATGTTTGGCACCGTCTGGATGCCAAGGCTGATTTCGCCAACACTGGCTTTGAACAAAGCGACGATTTTGAAAAATTTTAATATAAATGAATGAGAAGTTTCAAGCAATTCTTTGTGGAAAAAAACATCCTCGGTTTGGAAGAGGACATCGTAGTTGATGGTGTTGGAACCATATCCGCCAAATTGGATACGGGTAATGGTGCTTACAATGTTTTACACGGGGAAGACCTTGAATTCGGAAAAGATCGTCAAACCAACCAACCCATAGTAAGATTTACAACCATGAATTCCATACGCCTAGAGAAACCAGTCAAAGATACCATCACCATCAATTTGGGGGCTGGTAATACGGAGGAACGCCCAATCTGTTTGTTTGATTGTGTGATCGGTGGTAAGAAATTTCCCAATACCCCATTTTCAATTGGTAATAGAGCGGACAACGATCATAAGGTTTTAATTGGTAAGGGATTTATAGCGAAGCAGTTGGATGCGCTTGTCGATGTTGCGCTGAAAAATGTTGCAGATCAAAATTTAACAGCAGATGTCTAAGATTAGTCAGCGTGAAATTTTGAGCGAGGGGTTTTGGGATAAATTCCAAAAATCTTCAATTGGTCGTAATGTAAATAAAGCAATTGAAGCTGGAAAACAGGTTGCAAGCATTGTAGCACCTGAAATACATGATCCGATTAAAAAAGGTGTTGATAAATTTAGAGATGTTAAAGCATCTATTAAAGAGGCTGGTAAAACTATTGAAGAAAAAATAGAAAGATGGGTTAAAGAACAGGGTAATTTCGCAATCACAGAACCTCGAAAAATTGCAACCTATCCTGATGGTAAAATTCATTATTCTCTTAGAATAACTGAAAAGGGTGTTAGTGCTGCGGATAATTCAGAGGTTGCTGGTCGGGTATATCGCAATCCAAGTGCTGTCGTTGGATATAATCCCCGCGATAAACAATTTAGTTGGATTAATAAACCAAGAACTGATAGTTACATCAAATATAAAGGAAATGATGGACATATGTATTACAAATATCACGATAAAAATGCTGATGGGGTGAATGAAAAAATTGATACTGTTCAAGCTG